CTTCCTCATGTTCAGATTCCCCAAATGTAAACCCTGAAGTATTATCAAAACCAAACCTTGATTCTCTTTCCCCCGGAAATACATCATCATATTCACCACTACTTAGATCTTCCGGGCCAAGGTTTTCATCTGGATACATTTCCCTTAGTTCAGATAAAGTTTTCTTTACCCGATGGCAGACAAATCTTGAGTCTTGAATATTTTTAGCTTCTCTTGAAATCAAAAACTCTGATGGAGGTACATTCTCAATTTTAATCCGTCCATCATAGGAAGTTCTTTTTATAACAATATCATGGTAAACAACATTATCTTCACCAAGGGTTTCAGTATGCTCTAAAACCTCAACACCCTCATCCATTAAAAGATATTGAAGGCCGTTTTCATCTAGGCCATTATATTCCTCTCTTGCCTCTTCCTCATACTCATCCCACCAGACCTTTACAATTCCATTTTTAGAAAGCAAAGCATCAGTGAACCAAGAGTATAATATTTCCCAGCCCGGATTATCTTTTGTAAACACATAGTTTACATAATCTGTGGCCTGTTCTGCCATTTGTACATCTTCGGGGCCGTGGGGAGAGAATTTAACCATTTCATCGCCAGATGCAAATACTCTCATCAGGGATGGTTTAATCCACTCTATAGTATCGGCAACAGTAGAATCTACAAACTGAGACCTTCCTTCTACTTCATTACCAAAGGGAAGCCCATAATAATATTCCATAGCAGTCTCTCTCTGCTTGGATATGTCATCACCATAACCAAGAGAATCTGTAATCTCTGTTTTAATTCTTGATACTAATTCTTCTTCAGTTACTTTTTTATTCTTTGCCACGGATTCCCCACTTGGTGTCTGGATCACGTTCTATCCAATCTGGAAGTTCTGGAACATCAAAATCATCCCTGCCCCACTTATCTGCCTGTATAAATTCAAATTGTACGGTCATATCAAATTTTGCGCGAGCAAGGTCTTCAAAACGCTTCATCTTTGTTCTTATTTGAGTTATATCTAGAGGTGGATGTTCTTGATCTTCTAGGAAATTTCTATATACTAGATGAGTTTCTTTAAAGCTACTATGATCAAGAAGAAGGTCAGTTGCTTCTTTTACCACTGCCTTTCTCCATTGCTTCATCCTCTGTCCCTGACCACCCATAAATTCTGCTGGTGCGCCAGCCTTTTCCCTTGCATACTCAAATAATTTATTTACATCATGGTCTGGTAGACCAATTGTGTCAGCGTGCATATGTTCATATGTGGGATATGCAGGATTACGCGGCTGCTGATATACATCTTCCAGCGGCGTTACTTTTAGATGGCCATCTTTACCCCTGTAGGTTCCAATCTCTTTTACTAATCCCGTTTCTGGATCTTCCCATAATCCAGCGTGTTGTTGATCGGCGGAAAGCCTCACCGCATCATAACTTATATGGTCTGCTGCTTCTTTGGCGAGCGCATCAGACTCATCTTTATACCTTCTAACTGATATATCAAGACCTTGTTGTCTCTGATTTAAATCAGTCGTTATTGACTTATAATTTTCCTGAAGTTCTTGATATGCTCCCAATCTTTTGGAAACTAAACGCTTCTTTTCATTAGTAAGTGGGTCTTGGTATTCTGGCGATTCAAAACCCCACTTTTTCATGCCATTAATATAGTTTCTCTCTGGATCACTAAATTGTCTGTATTCTCTATCACTCCTGAATTTTGCTTGCTCAATTAAATATGACTTTCTTTGCATCGGGGTCATAGACATCAGCATTTCATAATTTTCTTTAGTTCCCCTGTTCCAATAATCCTCTCTAGTAAGGTGTCCAGTTTCTATTGCTGTTCTTATACGCGGTTTAACAAGTTCCTTTCCTTCAGGGTCTGAAGCAGATTCTCTCTTAAAACTCCTTATAAGTTTTTGACCGGTTTCTGTAATGGTTCCATCGGTCTCAAAATGCTCTGGCCTCAATCCTATAGAGCTTAACCCCTTTTGAGATTGATCATCTAGTTTAAAATAACTTCCCTCTTTAGCATATTTAAATTCCGGCGGTACTCTCATGGCATACTCACCACCCAGAACCTCTCTCAATGCCTGCTCACCACCGCCCTCTAATGCACTAAGTAATTTTTGTGATTCTTCTACTTCTACTTCTGCTTTATGTCTCTTTGTTTGTTTTATACCCCTTTCAGAAGCCGTTGCTAAATATTCCTTGTCTAGGGGTTTAGTTTTAGCTAAAACCTCTAAAGCTTTTCTATGCCGGTCTACCAATGATCCTAAAGCATACTCCGGCCCTAATTCTAGCGGGGCTACTGCTGCTAGGGCTTCTGACTGTAATTGTTCTCTTATTGCTATATCTTTAGCAGATACAGCGTCCATATTATGTTTTGTCTCAAGCCAGACACCCTGCATAATTTCTTCCAAAGCTGTTTCACTTATGGGTTCCCCATTCCATATTAATACACCAGTTTCTTTCCGACCCCTTTCAGCCGCTTTTAACTCCTCCAATGTACCACGACTGCCAACTCTTAACTCTCCTATAGCCCCATACTTTTCATATATTGCCTCATTATTCCTTGCCACCCTTGCAAGAGCATCTGGATCAGAAGCAAGTAGTGGGTCTATTGGTTGTGGTCTATATGGAGAAGTTTCTGCACCACCGGGAATAGCTCTTGTTTCAAACAAGTGACCAAATCTCCTATGATACTCTGGAGGAATCTCACCGCTGGCTACTTTTTCTTGATACTGCTTTATCCTAGCATCGGCAGTTCTAGTTCCAAACGCCTCTAAAGAAGCTTCTGATTCCTTTCTCCAGTCAAATGTTGGTCGAGCCACCTTTTCTTCTGGATTTATAATTCCTTTAGGCTGGCTTGCGCTTTGCCCTTTCTGCGCTATCCAAGGAAGGTCAGGACGAAAATCCCTTTCTTTTAAGGAATCATATAAATGTTCTAAAGAAGTTACTAATTTTTCTTGCCTTTCAATCATACTATCCAGCGGAGTAACAGGCGTTTCTTGTGGAACTAATATGTTTTTTGCTGCCGCCTGTGATGCCGCAAGTCTTTTTGCTTCTGCTATTTCTGCGGCCCTTCTTCTCTCTGCTCCGCGTGACGGCCTTCCTCTCTGACCACCAACCCCCCATACTCTTGGGGGTTTACTACTAGACATCATAGACAATCCAGATACAGGGCCAGCAGGAGTAGCAAGTTGGGGTAGATTGAAAATATTCCCTATATTCTCAGATAACTCCTCCAAAGCTTTAACTGTATGAGACCTTACATTTGTAGCCGCTGTTCTGAACGCTTGTGGGTTAAATGGAGTTCCTTTCCTACCACCCCAAGGCCACATTGCCGCCATAGCTACAACTGGGGCTAATTGTTCTCCAGTAATCTCCCTTTTAAGTTCTCTATCTCCCATCATGCCAGCGGATTGATACCTTCTCAATCGGTTAGCTAATACTTCATTAAATGGCGGCGCTACTTTTTCACCAACCTCTGTTGACATATCCATTAACCAAGGATGTAACCAAGAAAAAGCCATCCCTAAGGCTGGAGGCTGAGTTCCCATTGCGCCGAATTCCGGTTTAATACCAGCGGCACTCTCTACAAATTCTTTTTTAACCCGCCCCGGATACTCCCTGAAGTAATCAACAAACTCCCTTTTTCTAGGGTCATCCAGCCAAGTATCTAAAAGGCCCATCAGACAATCCCATAGTTCTTGTACTCAAGATCACCTGTCCAAGTTTTATCTTCACCGGAAACAGAAAATCTGGAAGACATGACTGCATATCTTGTTGCAGACATTAAGTCATCAAACAGGGGTACTATTTTGCCTTCCTTTCTATGGTACATTCTGAATTCTTCCCACCATTCATTTAAAGTTGAAAAAACATGGAACTTGCCGTTTTCCATTCTCTGGAGTATATCCATGATTCCAACCTCTATGGAATTACCCCCTTTCTTTTCCCCTATGGCCGGTGGATTTTCAAAATGCCATGGAAGCATATTGCAACCCATATTACGGTATTGTTCCGCCAATCCGGGGTTCCCCATTGAATCTTTACGATGTCCATCATGCGGCCACGCTATCGGAATAAACCCCGGCCTACTCCTGATCGCGGCGGCATGAACGGAGGGTGCTGCTTTGGACTGGCGGTAACAATCATATATGTAAATCTCGTCTTCATCTCTGTCCCATGCTGCCCATACAATAGCTGTGGGATGATCAAAACCAAAGTCTATACCGCATATTCTCGGCCAGTGTTTTGGAAGAGTAAATGGGTCTATCATTAACTTCTCTTCCATTATGGGAAAAACCAATCCTGAACCAATTGATGGTCTCCCATATCTTCTCATTTCCCTTTCGTGGGGAGAATAAGAGGCAAGAATCTGTTCCATTACGGCCTCATTTAAATGACCGTTCTGATTATTTACTACACTCCTGATTTTCTCTGAAGCATCATCCCATGTTGCATTGTTTAAACTTTGCCCGGGTTGTAAATTATTTACAAAAGATGCAACCGTCTGGGTCATTCCTTGTTCGGGGGTGAAGGTCATATAAACCATCCCCCGTCTATCTAATGTTCTGGTTACTGCTTGGGAGTAAATATCCCTTGAGGGTTCCTCATCCAGCCATATACAATCAACTGAACGACCCTGCCATTTCTCAACCCCCATTTCATAAGCTTTAAAGAACAAAGAAGAGTTGCCGCCGGTAACGTGCTTTATGAGGGCAACACTCTTAGCATTGGGAACACCGGGCTTCCTCTCCGTTTTAATAATACAACCTCTAGGGATGGTTCCAGAGCCGAACGCCTCCGGGTCATCGGGGGAGCCTAGAAGTTCATATTGAACAATATCTCTTGTGGTTTCATTAGAAACACCCCCCGCCCAAGCAATTATGGGTTGACGATACCTCCGTCCCTTCCACCACTTTGGATACAAGCCCGTCAAATGAAAGGCTAATTCCGCCGAACCACAATAACTTTTTCCTATTCTATTAGCCGCCATGAGTAGGCGTTGGTTGGCGCTTGATCCTGTGGCATGAAATGCCTCCTGATAAGGATAAGGATCATAATAATCTATTTTGTTGAAGCGTTCTCTTTGCCTTAATTCCTTGGCTACTGTAACCGCTTTCTCAAGATCGGCTCTTGAGTGTACTTGCATTTATCTATACTGATTAAGAAGGCCAGCTATACTTGGATAGGCACTATAAGCACCCATTGCCCCTTTTGGCCCCCATAAACTCCCACCCAAGAAAGTCATTATACCTCTAGGCAACATAGACCCCACAAGTTTTCTATAATTTGTAGTAGGAAGTTTTCTTGTTTGTAAACTTTCTACATACCCCGGAGATGTAAACCCATGTCTGGGTATTCTCCTTCTTATTGGCGGCCTACCATATGGCATTAGTTCAACATCTCAGGTATTTCTTCTGGATCAGAAGTTCCAATAAGAGCCTCAAGTTCTCTTTTAAGTTCATCAGTAGAAGCCGTTTCAACATGGGAAACCTTCTGCTCAATCTTGTCAGTAGGTTTAAGCCCAGCCCTATCAAGGATGTCTTTGATTGCACCCAATTTGACTGACTCACTGTCAGCTTGTTCAGAGAGATTTTTTAATTGCGCTAACGCGCCGGGTACACAGTCTTGTATCATCTGCTTGCTTTTTTCTTGTATCTCTTCTGAAAACTGGTGTTTAAGGACGTAGCCCTTTTGTTTGGCCGCTTTCTGTGAATAGCCAGCCA